ACCCATAGTTTCACTGCCATTAGTGGTATTATAATTAATAATTCCATCATTATTGTCACCACTATGACCAAAGTTTATTCCAAGAACAGATGAACTACCACCTAATATACTTAATTCTGTATTGTCATTACCATCAATAATTGCAACTGAGCCAGTTGTTGCTGTTGCACCACTACCACTTGGTAGAGATACATGAAGAGTTTTAGATGGGCTTGCAGTTCCTATGCCCACACGATTATTTGATGGGTCTACCGTTATTGTAGTAGTATCTACTGTAAGGTCTGGCGTGGTTACACCATTTGTTCCGTCTAAAGTAATTGCCATTATACTACCACCAATCTTGCACCAGAAGGTACAGTTAATGTTACACCACTATTTACAGTGATAACCCCTGCCGCCATGGCATTTTGACTTGCAGTAATTGTATAGTTTGTGGTAACTGCCTGATCGTTCTCATAGAATACTGCATCAGTACCACCGCCAGTTGCACCACCACCGATAGAACCCCAAGCACTATTTGAGTATCCCTCAAAAGAGTTTGTGGTTGTGTTAAATCTAAATTTACCGTCTACCCCTGTACCTCTTTGTGCAGTTGTACCTTTTGGAACTGTTACTGAATCTGTACCAGACAATGCAAGGTTTGATCCAAGGTCTGCACTAGCAACTGAACCATCAGTAATCTCTGATGTTCCCACACTATTTGCGGCAAGCGCTGTAGAACTAATTCTTGTTAGTGGCATATCTATTTTCCTTTTAACATTTTTTGCAGTTCAGCAGTAGAACCAACAAACAATGCATTTGTTACATTCTGTGGGGCAGAGTTAGGAACTTCTTTGAGTTTCTTCATCTTTCCCTGTAAGTCGCCTAGTTTCTCCGTTACCTCTGCAACCTGTTTTATTAAGTTTCCAGCCACCTCATAACTACGAGGATGTTCTGATTCTCTTGCAAGGTCTAGAATGCCATCAATTGCATCCTGTCCTCTTTCTATCAGATTGTAAAAGTTTTCTCTCTGATATTTATAATCATTATCTATATCTGCTTCAGTACCAGTTGTTGCCGGAACAAGAACTGGTTTGGTTGGTGTTACGTCTTTTGTTGTATTCTCTACTACATCTGTAATACCAAGTACATTATCTAGAATATCAGTTTGGTTTGACATTTCATACCTATGGTTTGTCTGGCCATTCGACATCATCCAAAGAACTGTAGTCCTCTGTAATATCACGAAGCGCTTGTCTGTAAGCAGTTTGTTCCTCTGTCATAGTCAAGTCTGAACTTGCCCACCAATCCGTTTCTGCAAGTTTACGGTTTCTTTCTTCTCTGAGGAACTTTAAAGGTTCTGCATCATTAAGTTCTTTAAGTTTAGTTTCTACTGCATCCCATGTCAAACCTTCAGGCCAATCTACCGAGTTGTCCGATAGGATTGAAGAACCATCGTCTGTTGCTCCGATAGATATTCTAAACATTGATGCGAACTCTGATTCACTTGTTGGGTCTCCTGTGAGAACCCATTCTGTAATTCCTAATTCGTGTAGTGCTTGTGTTACGTCTGCCATCTTTTTTATCCTAATTAATTAAATATGCAGAGGCATAGCAATGTGCGTTGCCTTGGTAAACTTGGTGTGCATACGGTAACACAAACTTAAAAGTATCAGAAGAAGCTAAATTCACAATTGCAGATACCGTTATAGTACCATCATCAGAGTTGGTAGGGTCATTGTGTCCGTTTGCTATTAGTGTGCCACTATTCGTGCCAGCCATCAACGATAATCTTTTAGAACCTGCTCCAGTTGCATAAATGCTACCTGTAACAAAATAAACGCCAGCAACTTGAACACTAAAATTTCCACTGCTAGAGGTAAAGGCCATACCACTACTATACTGAACAGTTAGCCAAGTCATTGCATCATTTGCTGTATGTGTTACCCAATTGTTGTTGTTTCCTTGGCAAAATATATGTGGTTTTAATGGTTGAAGAATACGACCAGCACTATCAATAGTTGCCGCTGTAGTGCCAGTTAAATTTGCAATTGTGTTTACATTTAATGTACTCATTGTGCAATCTCCATAGCAACCATTGAACTGAATGATAAATTAGAACCACTATTGTTAAAATATGCAGTTCCAGAACCACCGTATCTTGTAAAACAAAACTTATAAGTTGTTGCACTGGTAGTTGCTGGCGAATCTAAAAATTGACCGTGAAACCTTCCACCAGTAAAATTAATCGCATAATCCATCACCCCATCATTAGTCTGAGAACCACCCAGCAAATCAATCAATGTGGTATTTCTTTTGATTAATGCATTCACATAAGCATTACTACCATCACCTCTAAGTGATATTGACATCATAAGAAGTATTTTACTAGTATTATATTTTGGTGTAATAATTACATTCAAACCACTTTCAGTTGGATTATTAAGAGTAGTAATAGTTGAAGTAACTTGCGCCATAGATTGAGCATACTGCGTTTGAATCACATAACCAGCGGGCAACTTAACATTTGCAGCCGTGGTTGCTCCTACGATGTTATCTACTGTTAATGTTGATGCCATTCTCTATCCCCTATACGATTGTCAAGTTACCACTAACAGTGAGAGTGATATTGTTTGCGATTGACAACGGGCCTGCTGCAAGGGCATTGTCCGTTGATGGTATTGTTACGTTTGTGTTTAATTCTTGTTCGTGAACTCTGAAAATATCTTTTTTACCGTTTGTCGTGTCACCACGCAAAGCGCCCGATGCGTTGTCTCCGAAGAATGCACCAACACCCAAAGTAACCCCACTGTTGATTTTTGCAGCGGTTACTGCACCGTCTTGGATTTCAGAAGTTGTGATTGCGTTTGCAGCAATATCCTCTGCGAGAATAACGTCAACTCCGATTGCTCTTGTTCCGATTTTTCTAATTGCCATTTTTCTATCCTATTAGTTGAACGCTAAATGTTGAGTATGTACCAGCATTATACCACTGTGCGTTTTGCCCCTGCTCTCTAATACTTAAAACATCTCCTGCTGCACAATTTACAAAAGCTTTAGTTACAACACTGTTTTCAGTGGTTACGCCTGTTGTTATGTTATAGCTTTGGCTAAGTGTTATACGGTCATTGCCTTTATAAATCATAAGTAGTCCATACTCTGCATTTTCTACTTTAAATATAACCGAACTAAAAACTTCATAAATCCCCGCTATTGGTACAGTCACACCTGAAGAACCGAAAGACATACCGCCTTGCATAATAGAAATAGTTGAGTCACTTGTGTTCCAATCGGAAATTATAGTGTTACTAGCACTGGTGTTTTGATAACCACTGGCATTTCCAGGCGCCATAAATAAAGGTCTAGCTGGTGTCAAAATACGCCCACTACTATCAATAGTTGCCGCTGTAGTGCCACCAGTGTGTTGAATTTCATTTACTTTTAGAATGCTTGCCATTTGTTTATCCTAATTTCTTTTTACTATTTATACGTCTGTGTCCGTCTTAGGGTCATAAGTTTTCGCATCTTCAAAGAAAGATGATGTTTCATTAAATCCAAAGTTATCATCATCAGGGTCAAACTCTGTTGCTGTAGAATTAGATGGATTCGGTGTAACAGTATATCTTTGTTCTCTTGAAGGTGCATTGACAGGCATATTCGCATACTGGTCAACCTGTACAGTACGAATAACATTTTGCGATGTTACTGGGCCGTACAAGTAGTACTTTGCAGTAAAAGACAAAGTGTAGATAACACTCCTTCTACTTGTAAAGTCACCCTCATAGTCATCTTCATATGAGATACTATTGAGTACGATTGGAACATCACGAATGATATCCAAGTCTGGGCTCTCTCTTAAAGTTACTGTGTACTCTGGTTGAAAGTATGGAAGAATCTGTTCTACAATTTGTAGTGCATCATCTGAACTCTTTGACATGATAAACAGTTCAAACTCCACGTTATATGGAACAGGCATAAATCCTGATTTCACTTGTTCGTTGTCAGCTCCGTCTGCAACCTTCTTCACCTTAATTACTTTGTTTTGTTTTCTAGTCGCATCATATGTTATACCAGAAATCTCAAAACCAATACGAGGTAAAGTTACTGCAACCTTTTTTGCAAGGTTGGGGTCTTCAGTCAGTCTTGCCAACCACTTTTGTTTAGGCCCATACGCAAGAGGAACTTTCATTGCCTGAATAGTAGCGCCGCTCGCATCTTTCTTTGTCAACTGAATATTGTTGAAAAGAGTACCAAATGCTACCACAACATTTCGTGTGGATTGATTATAAAAATATTGTCCAATCATAGTTATTTCATCCCAGCATCACCGAATGGATTAGATTCAGTGAAGTCTAATATATTGTCATCTGCAAGTTCAAAGTCATCATTTTGTGAATTCTCATCAATCAGTGCGATATTATAAGTTTCTAGTATTATATAGGACGCCGCAGCACTCTCTACTATATTCTCTAAAATTAGTGAACCAGTACCAGTAGCGGTTTCCAAAGTAATTTGGTGTTGCATCATATCCAAAGAATTGTCAGCATCAATGGCATCAATTTCTGCAATACCTGTGTCGATAACCTCAGATGCATATTCAAAAGTTTTGCATTTGAGCTTATATGTAGGTAGATTCTGTACCTGATAGAATGGATCATCATGGTCTACAAATGTGATTTCAAATAGTTTGTTTCCTTTTGGAAAATAAACCAAGTCTCCCTCATTCGGTCGTGATGAAACAATTACATTATTATCTATCGAAACAAATTGTTCCCACCTTCTTCTTGCAACAATGAATGTTGCATCGTCTTGTATATCTAAACCAAACTTAGACATGAGTTCTTTTTCACCCTCATACCCATCTAAGTTCTCCATGTACATTTCAATAAGATATGAAGATTCAAAAGAAGAACTAATATCTTCTTGCCAAATAGTATCAGTACCAGCCATCTTACGAGGAATGTAATAAACATCCTGCCCGTAGATACGCAATTGCTCTATCATCAAATCTTCATAGAGCGCTTGTTCTGGTTTCGTACCTGTATCAAAATATACGTTTGTTGGCATAACTTACCCTATCATATGCATTGGAGGCAGTTCGTATGCAAGTTGAATCTGTTCTTCCAATTTATCAATCTCTTCTTGAGCCTGCGTGTAAATCTGTTCACCATTAAGAGCAACTCCACCCAACATCTGAATACCTTGGAACTTGGAAAGGTTTGCACCCCATTGTTTCTTGATAAGTTGTGTCGTGTACTTCTTCAAAAAGATATCGTTGTAAACATCAGAATATGTAGCAGGATCAATTGCACGATAACATTCAATGATGATGTAATCTCCATCAACAAAGTCTGTTTGAAAATCAGCATCCAGATACAATCTGTTTTGATGTTGGTTGTGACGTATTGCAGTCTCACCGATAAGAATATGATCCAAGAAATCTAAGTGTTGCATTGTCATTTCGTAATGTATCAAAGAAGTTGAACTAAAATCATATAAGTCATTTAGTCTCAACTGATATCTAACATCAAACATATTCAGTGATGCTTTGTCTGTCATAGGGAATACCTTGACAATAGACATAACAGAACTTGGAACAGGAATGTAGTTCTTCTGTTCTTTCCAGACTG